CCCTGCTTTGTCAGCGTTTCGGTAGATTTTTCCGTTTTTCAGCAAAATAAAAACGCCCACGGTGTTACCAGCAACGCAGGCGTTTCAGATCAGCTTACTCAGAGAGATGGTACAGGGATAAAACCTGTCCAGAGCAATAGCAGACCTCGCAGATGTTATTGTACCACCTCCGGGCAGGCTTGTCAAAGTGTACCCGGAGGTATTTTTATGGGCAAAAAACAAAAGGCAACCGGCGGCGATGCGGTCATCTACGCCCGCTATTCTTCCCACAATCAAAGGGATGTTTCCATCGAACAGCAGGTTGAAGCCTGCCGAAAGCACGCCGCAGAGCTGGGGCTGACCGTCACCGCCACCTACGAAGACCGAGCGATCAGCGGCAAAACGGACAAGCGCCCCTCTTTCCAGCGTATGATGCGGGATGCCGAGCAGCACAAGTTCGCCTATGTGCTGGCATGGAAAAGTAACCGAATAGGCCGAAACATGATGCAGGCACTGGTAAATGAGAGCCGCTTGGTGGATTGCGGAGTCAAGGTCTTTTATGCCGAAGAAGATTTTGACGATAACGCTGCCGGGCGCTTTGCTTTGAGATCGATGATGAACGTCAATCAGTTCTATATCGAAAACATGGCCGAGGATGTGAAGCGCGGCCTATACGATAATGCCAAAAAGGGACTTGTCAATGGCAGTCTTCCGCTTGGCTATAAGCGTGGTGCCGACGGCAAGCCCGAAATTGACGAACCGAAAGCGGCCATTGTCCGGGAGATTTATACACGAGTCGCCGCCGGGGAGCTTTTTGCCAGCATAGCCGATGACCTCAATGCTCGTGGAATCAAAACCGCCAGAGGGCGTGAATGGAACAAAGGCAGCTTCCATGTCCTCTGCCACAACGATAGATACCGCGGCATTTACATGTACGGCGACATCCGCATCCCCGGTGGAATGCCGCGCATCATCAGTGATGAGCTTTTCTACGATGCACAGGAGGCCTACGGCATGAAAAAGGATAACCGCTATGGACGCGCCCGCCACGGGGCAGAAAACTATCTTCTGACCGGCAAGCTGTACTGTGGGCATTGTGGGGGCTATATGGTCGGGATCTCTGGCACCAGCAAGACCGGCGAAATGCATTATTACTACGCCTGTCAAAAGCATCGGCTGGAACACACCTGTGAAAAGAAAGCCATCCGCCGGGATGTGATTGAAAATGCTGTGGCGCGGGCCATTATGATGTACTGCTTGGATGATGAGACCATAGACTTCATCGTGGACAGCACCATTGCTTACTTCAAACAAAAAGACCATGAGCTTCACATTGAAGCTATGGAAAATGAGCTGGCGGCTGTTCAGCAGGCCATATCCAACCTGATGAAAGCAATCGAAGCCGGTATTATCACCCCGACCACCCGAACACGACTTCTTGACCTTGAGGAGCAGCAAGCAAAACTCTCAGCCAAAATCAACACGGCCAAAGCAGAGCGGGTCGAAATCGACCGAGATGATCTCATTGCCGGGCTTCAGCTTTTCCGTACCGGGGATATAAAAAACAAAAAGTTCCTGGCAAAGCTGTTCAACACGTTCCTGCTCGCGGTGTATCTTTACGATGACAACCGGCTCAAGATAGTATTCAGCTTTACCGGAAACCATAACAACATAGAAATCCCTCTGGAGCTGGACAACGACTGTCCAGACAGCGAGAGTGGCCCATACGAAACCGAAGTTCGTATGAGCCACTTAGAGTGCCGAAAAAATTCAGGGACACCGCCCTCATCAGGGGGAGCCGAAAAGGGCGATGGTTGTTCAAGCGGGAGATTTGTTCGTACAGTCCCACTTCCGCCGCATAAAAAATGACCTCAAGCTCAGGCTTGAGGTCATTTTTTATCTTGCGGAGAAGAGGGGTCGAACAGCACGGCCGCCCGACGGTTCGTACCATGATATGGACAAATAATCCCCTTAATGAATCAGGCCGCTGTCTCTGTTTTACGGAGACGGCGGCCTGATTCATTATTTTTGACTACTTTTTGTCCCGGGGAGCCCCCGGAAAAACCCTGCTATGACCTACTTTTTCTGACTACGCTCCTGACTACAAAGTACCCGGCAAAAGCAGACAGTATCGCGCAGTATCTGGCAGTATCCGATAAACGCAGATAACAAAAAATCCACGAAATATCGACTTTTCATCGACATTCCATGGATGTCTTCTGGTGCGAGGGAGGGGATTTGAACCCCCTAATCTTTCCTGATTCTACGTTGATTTTTTCGAAATCACTACTCAACCACTACTTTGCTCTTTTTCTTCCAAATATTTATCGAGAAGCGCCGTGTACTTCAAATCCTCTTCCTCACGAAGCTGCTGATAGATTCTTCTCGTGGTCGTAATGTCGGCATGTCCCATCAGTTTCTGAGCCACCTTATCCGGCACACCTGCATAGAAAAGATTTGACGCATAAAGGTGCCGGAACTGGTGCGCCGTGACCAGCGCCTTCCACTTGTAATAGACTCTGTACTCGTCCGGATGTCCCTTTTTCTTCGTTCGTTTTTCCTGCTTGACGCTCAACCCCAGCGGACGGCAGTACATCGCCCACCGCCACTCATATTGTGATGAAGTCAGCGGCTTCTTCGTTCCAGACATCACATAATCGTCTGGGTCATGCCGGGCCGCCTCTTTTTCCAGCAGCGGACGCAGCCTCGCAAGGATCGGAATCGCTCTATAAGCTTTTTCCGTTTTCAGCTCTTCTTCGTATGGCTGGTTGCGTTCCCACGGCATAGCCTGTGAAGGGTATATCCTTCCCTTTTCAAAATCCACATCGCGCCACCGCAGGCCGTTGGCCTCACCGATCCGCATTCCCGTGTATTCAAATAGTGCCGCCCAGAAGCCGCAGCCTTCTGGGTGTGCCTCTATCAGCTCCTGTTGTTCTCTGGTCGGCTCCTTTCGCTCTGTTACTGGCATTTTCTTCGGAAGCGCTGCCGTCCTCACCGGGTTTCCTGTACCGTGCATATAGTTGCACCAGTAGGAAAACACGCAGCTTATCACCGACCTTGCATTCAGAGCGGTCTTTTTGGCTTTTCCTTCTGCGCTCAGATGATCCAGATAGTCACGGACTCGCTGCGCATCGATGTCCTCCATCAGCTCATCGCCAAAGAATATTTTCGTCGGGTTCAGATGCTTACGGTAAGACGCCACAGTGCCGCGCTTGACCGGTTTGCTGGGCGATGTGATATAAGCCTCATACGCCTCCGCAGCCTCCTTGTAGGTCACTGCGCTGGCGCGAGGCTTCTTTTTATGCGTTTCTTCCCAGCTCTGCAAAGTATCACGGTATTTGTTCTCTGCTTCCGTGAAGGTCGAGCCATAAAAGACCTTATACTTGCCATCCGGCATTTTTCGCTTACACTGACAGCATCCGTCCGAACGATTTCCCTTCCTTTTAACTGCCCTCATACCCTTTACGCCTCCAGAAGCCTACCCGGCGGGGCAAAAGTGTCCACTGTGGACACTTACCCTGCCAGAATCTCTGTAATGCACAGACCTGAAAACAAGATTTTGTCGTTTTTCACAATCTTGAGAAATTTCTTTCTCTGGTATTGATTTTAGCACATTGCAGTTGTAAAATCAAGCTAAAGTTTACAACAAAAGGAAGTGTTATTGTGACGGACGACGAATTTCTTGCCTGCCTGAAAGAGCACCCAGAACTGTGGAACACCATAATGCGCATCCTTTTGGAACCGTCCGAAAATCAGGATGGCTGCCCACCGGCATCCTGACGTTTTAACAGCAAGACCCCCGATGCATCAACTTACATCGGGGGTCTTGTCTTATTTGTCCTTTTTCTCGTTTCCTTCAAAACGCTCTTTCAGCAGTTCGTACATATTCAGCAGCGGCAGAGAGATTTTGCCGTTATTCAAGACCATCGTCGAGATGACTTCCATTTTTGCACGGGCGATGCCGTAGAGTATCGTTGAACCGTTGAACCAAAGCTTCCGGTTAAATTCCACATCAGGCATATCCTTTTCAACTGAAAATAGCCCCTGTATCACCATGTGGTATTTACAGCTGGCTTTCGGTTCTCCCTTCGTCGAATAGTCTCCATCAAGTATCAGCCTGACATAGGCAGCCTTTTCGTCCGGAGAGTCACTCGGAACTTGGTCGCTGACCAATACTTCCACCTCATGGTTCAGCACTGCGTTTTTTCCAGTGTCTATCACATTGTTGGTAATGGAGCACTCCGTAATAAAGCTTTCTTTATACTGAATATCTGCATTGTGCTGAGCTGCACCCATCAGGCAACACTCCCTTCGTAATTCGATTCAGAAACCGGTCTGCCCGCCACTTTGAAATTAGGTCTTGCGGAATCCGAAAACGACACAGCAGGAAATTCCACTTTACGCCCGGCGGGACGCTCTTCCACAGGTATCGTAGGCACTTCCGCTTCGTTGAACGTCAGCGGGCATCGCACCGACAGCCCAAGAGCATCCGCGATCTCAACCAGAGTGTCGATGGTATAGTTACACTCGCTGCTCTCCCAACGGGAGACCAGACTCTGTTTCACGCCCATTTTTTCAGCAAGGTCTTTTTGAGAAAGACCTTTTTGTTTGCGTGCATTGCGGATCGTTCGGCTGATTTCAATGTGAAGAGCTGTCTGAGCCATATCTACCACAGACATATCTTTTGTCAAAGCTTCCACCAAATCCATCAATGTAGCTTTCATAATTATTTCTCCCCTAATATTTCTGCTAAGCGCTTTTGAGCCACCGGGATATGTGCATCATATTCTGTATTTTTATGTCCTTGACGCTCATAAAATGCACAAAGCAGGTATACTTTATTATTTCGATAGGCAAATAAAATTCTAATATTCGATACACCGAGCGGAAAACGCATCGAACATAAAGAACTTGGCCCTTTTAAGTGCTCCATCGGGTCTCCTTTTTTCCCGATAGCCTTTTCTCCCTCTTCTCTTAACTGCTGCAAATATTTTTCTAGCCTTTTCAGAAAGCGCTTTTCAGTTCCACTTGATGAGAGCAGTTCCAGAAGATCCTCAATCAAGCCAGAATCCACTTCCAACATATTGGCATACTCCATCAAGAGTTTCCAAATCTC